CTCGTGCGATTTAGTACATCTATTCTTTACACTTTCTGGCATAGGGTTAGGTTTATGCCAAATTATATCTTGTCTAAGATACCACCCATTTTCTTGCAAAGCCAAAGCTAGTCTCCATGGCATGCCTGTTAACTGTAGATTGGTTTGATATGTATCTCCCATATTTAACCAAAGTGTTCCATCGTTTCTAAGAGCATTTTTTACAAAGGTAAATACTCTTACCATATTCTTTATAAATTTTTCAGGAGTATCTTCTAGTCCTAACTGCTTGTCGTCTGTTCTAACTGCTCCACATTTTGGACATTCTTTAAGATAAAATTCTTTTGGAGCAGCTGTTCCTGAACTCATGTGCCAAGAACGCATAGCATCTCCTCTATGGTCGCAGTCGGCTCTACCACCTTTCCAGGTGCCAGTTCCATAATCTCTTAATAACCAATAGGGAGGGCTAGTAATGCAAGTATTAACTGTTCTTGGTTTTATTCTTGTCAGTTTCTCTACGCAACTCCCTTGAATTATCTCTATCATCTAATATTACTCCGCAATGTGGACAAGTTATTGGTATATTCAATAACCTGCATATATTTTCATGTTTTCTAAAATCTTTACTGGAGGAAGTCGTTTCCATACTCAAACTCCATTTGTTCTTCATACATTGGTCTGAATTCCTCCAATGAAGGAATACCTAAGTCAAGTCCAGTTTCTTTTAAAGTATAAAGTTCTCTTACATACTTCACATATGCTATTTGTAATTGTTCTTCTGTGTATAATATCATAGCTTCCTTAGTATATCTACTACTTGTTGTTGTTTGTACCATAGACCATTGAAAGTTTTTATACTATGTGTTTCTCTGTTTTCAATAATCCATCTTTTAATACCTATACAGGTCTTCTCCATAAATAATCTGTGTGTATCAGTATCGTCTACTAATAGTCTCATAAATCTTGTGCCTCTTCACCATCTGTTCCTAATCCCATGTCCTCTTTCATTTTTTCTTTTTCTGCAGGAGTTAATGCAGAAGCAGGACCAATCTTTAGGGACTTCCAATTAACTTCACTGGAGAAACCTTTTACTTCATTGTTTCTCATTTTGGTACAGTTAAATGTCATACATCTATCTGTAGGCTCCCATGTTTCTAGGGAGTATGCTGCATCTGCCGCATCTAGTATACCTTTTGCAAATCTAGCCTCTCCACTAGAGTCGGTCTGGTAGGGAGCAAAAACTAAAGTTTCATACTCTTGAGCATAAGACTTCAGTTTCTTACTTATTTCAATTTGCTCCTGCCAATCATATTGGCTATTTTTGCCGGGTGCATTGTGGCGACGAACTTGGTTTAGATAATCTACGATTACGATACCAATGTCTGAACGACTAACCCTCTTATCGAGTTCGCTTTGAATTTTTGAGAGAGTGAGGGCTGGATCGTAGATTACATCTAGTTGTCTGTCTTCGTGTAAAGGATTCTTAGTTAAGTTCCTATGGAACTCGTCAAAGTCTCTATGTGATTCATACTGTTTTAAGAGTTCGTCTCCACCCTGAAAACGATTTGCCCACCAACCAGCAACAAGATTCCATTCTTCTGTATTCATAAGTTTATCACGAATATTAGTAAATTGAACTCCTGTACTGATGGAACACATTCTCTGTAAAATAGAACGACTATCCATTTCAATAGTGAAATATATAGCAGTCCTACCTGAATCATACACATTGACAGCAAGGTTACAGGAAGTCAAAGACTTACCAGAACCTCGTCGTCCACCCACAAGCACAAGGTCTTTGGGTGAAAATTTGACGCTTGCGTCATAATCTGTATTAAGTCCTAAAGGTAAATACTTCGCTCGTTGCTCATCATCTTCAAAAAGAGTAATCGTTTGCATACTCTCTGAAGGTGGTGTTACATCTACCTTATCACTTACGTTTAGGACTATTTCTTGTAATTGTTCTATGTTCTCTTCTGCACTTGCCATAGTAATTGTTTTTTCCACATAGGTATCTAATTCATCTAAAATTTCTGTTTGGGTGTATTCATTTTTTAGGTAATCGAGTAGCATGTCTGCATCTACTTCGACTTCGATAGATTCGATTGCGGATAGTTTCTCTAGAACTTTTTGGTCTCTCTGACCTGCAGTAAGTTCCTCGAAAGTTGGGAGAGATTGATAATTGTCTACGTGCTTTTCCAAGATGTTGAAAATCCCTCGGTACTCATTAGGCAAATAAATTTCTTTTACCTGAGACCAAGTCTCCAAATCTTGTTGTATAACTACTTGTTTTAGTAATGCACTGGCAATATTCATCTATATCTCTCTCAAAAAAAGGGAGGGATTGCCCCTCCCTGCTAAATATTGCTAGTTAGCCTATTTCTTTTCTAGCTGCACCATTGTAATCAGCACATTGTAGACCTCTTCTGGTCAACATTGTTTTAACGCCTCTTACAGTTTTGCCGATGTCATCAGCAATTGCTTGTACAGTCATTTCAGAAATATCAAGGTCAGCTAAAACGTCTGCTTTGCTTGAACCTTTTGTATGCTCTTGCTTAGGAATAGCATTGATGTCGCCACTTCTAAGTAGTGAAAGAGCTTTACCTCTGATAGAGTTTACAGATTTGCCAAGTGCGTCTGCGATAGCTTCTACAAAAGCGCCATCGTTAACCATTGATACAAACTGCTCTTCTTCTTGAGGTGTGTAAGTTCTAACACTTTCTTGCTTAGGAGCTGGTTTAACATGCTCTGTTAGTTCCATAGAAAGAATTTTTCCTTGAATAGACTTTGCACTAAATGCTCCGCCTTCAAAGTTTGATGCTATTTCAGCATAAGTATAAACTCCACTGTTATCAGTTACGAAGTTTTGTAGGGTTGCTTCTTGCTCTTCTGAGAAGGACTTAGAAGCTGATGCAGAAGCTAGTTCTACGTCAAAACCCATTTTTCTTAGCTTAGAAGATACACTTCTTGTAGAAGTTTCAAGCTCTTCAGCAGCATCTGCAACCATTGCCTGTGTTACAGGGCTTGAGTCACCGACGAAGTCCACTAGTTGCTGTGTTCTTTCGTCTGTCCATTTTGGTAATGCCATATTAATTTTCCTTAATTAATTTTTTAATGTTATCGTAAATTTTAATACCCATTTCTTGGGCTTTATTTGTTTTTGCTGATTCTATACCACTTTCGTTTAATAGAATCGTTACTTTACTTGTAAGATTATCCTTTGTCTCAAATCCATAGTTTTGTAAAACTTTTTGAGCTGCTGCCTTTGTAGGATAGCTCTTTAGTTTACCTGTTATACAAACTACACCTTTTATGTAGCTGACTTTAGGTTTCTCACAAGAGAATGAAAAAGGTAAATCATTATACTCATTTGGATAAAATACATCATCTAACCAGTTGGTAAGATTCGACGCCGCTTTAGGACCGAGACCACTATCTATACATTTTTGGTAGGTTATCTCTGAAATATTCGAGACCTGTTTGGTCAATTTATTAGATGCGCTCCGCCCTATCAGCGGTATCGAAAAAGCTGGAAGGAGTGTTGTTAAGTCTGCTGATTTAGAGTTTTCTATCTCAGCAAACAACTTTACTCCTAGCCTTTCCGAATCCAAAAGAGAAATAATCTCTTCTTCGGTGAAAGAGTAGATTTCATGATAGTCTTGTAAATCTAACTTTTCAATTGTTGCTTTTCCCAAGCCTTTAATACTTAAAGTCTTGACAAAATGTTCAATTCTTTTAGATGACTTAGCAGGACAATCTGTATTGCGACAAAATAATTGGTCGTTAACAGTATCTAACTCTATATTACAAGCTGGACAATGTGTCGGTATAATTATTTCTTGCATAAAATCTGTCTCTCTTTCATTTTTATATTATATATTATACTAAAGATTTAACCATCTGTCAAGAATTATTTTTTGGGAAGTCCTGCAGGATAAGCGACGAAATTTTGAAACACTCTGTATGCCCACCAAATTTTTGTTGAGGTTTATAACTATCATATTCATACTTTTTGTGTAACTCTTGTTCGTACTTCCAGCAGTTGTAAATCGTGTCATGGAAAGTTCTCTGGATTCTTAAATCATATCCTTTGAAGCCACGACTTCTTTTGATTACGTGTCGCCAGTCTTTCCCACTAGCGATTCCTACTTTTATACATTCTCTTTGAAACGTTCTTTGATTTACTAGAATAACTCCATAAAGAACACCCTCTCTATCTTTTTCGTGAGGGTGATTGTCAAAATAGGTTTGATTATATACTCCACTCATGCAATAAGTAGTGGAGTTAAAGTGCGAAGTAGTCCTGAACCTAATACTAACATTGCTACTGCATTTAGTATAATCAAGGCTCGGTCTTTCCATAAAAGAGCTACCCAAAGCCATAAAGTAACGCCTATAAAAGAAAGAACTAAATCCGCTAGAGGATATAGTCCTTCTGCTCTAAACATCATAGCACAAAGTAATATCACTGAGCCTACCCACTTAACATACCATGAAAGGTCTTGTTTAGGAGTAGCACTCTTATATATTCTTTTGCTGTTCTCTATCTCTGCTTTTGAGTATTTCATTTAATTCTTCTATTCTTTGATATAATCGGTAAATTTGTTCGTTTTGGTCTGCTATCTGTGCAAGTAGCATTTCTTCTTTAGTCAATCTACTCTCCTTAATACTTGCGGAATTATCTTTCCTGCTCTAATTACTTCTATCTTGCAACCTATTTTTAGGTCAAGAGCTTCTATGATTGACTTATTATGTAATGTAGCTTTAGCTACTCTTGCTCCTTCTATGTCAATTGGGTCAAAGTGAGCAACTGGTGACACTGCACCTGATTTTCCTACTTGCCAAGTAACTGATTGGAGCGTAGTGACTACACCTGTTTCTTGCTTCTTCAGAGCAAAAGCTCCTCGAGGGTGATGGCTTGTATATCCATAGTCATCAAATCTATTGTTTTTAGCTATGCGAAATACAGAACCATCTTGGGGAAACTGTGTATAGTCACTACAAATGGCCGTTTCAAATCCTAAATCTGATAAGAATTTCATATCTGAAACGTAGTTGTCTGTTGGGTATGGAGATACTCCATGTGCGACAAAGTATAAATCTCTGTCAGCAAACTCTTTGGAGTTTTTTAATCCTAATGCACCCGCTGCATAGTTTCGTGCATTGGGTATATCTTTGGGAGCGACTACTTCTCCACTTATTTGTAGCACTCCTTCGTAATCTATTCGTTCTGGTACTAAGTGCCTAATGTTATGTGTTATATCTAGTCCTTCTATACCATCTCCTCTTGTTAATGCTTTCTGAAACTCTCCACCACCATAAATAGTACTTATTGCAGCACCATCTAATTTTGCAGTAGTAATGAAATCGTCACTGCCCCAATCTGGAGCAGTGTCGATACCACTTATTACTTTCTGGAGGGAAAACAATGGAAACATATGCTTGTATCTACGTTCATAAGAACTCTTATAACCAATACTTTCAGCAGTTGCCATTGTTGAAAGGTAATCAAAAATCTCATCACTCATAATGGGGGAACCATTATAATATGCTTCTTTTGCTCGCTTGATAAGATTTTCTAACATTTATATATTATATAAAAAATTTAACCATTTGTCAAGAATTATTTTCCGATATGTTCAACATCATCTCGAGGGATTACTTGGTATGCACCTTTATTGTATGCTGGTGCGATTGTATACTTCTTACTGATTTCCAGTTTCCATGAGTTATCTGCTTTTGTCCCTTTGCCCCCATTGGTGGAGCTGACTGGAATCGAACCAGCGACCTTCGCAGTGCAAGTGCGACGCTCTCCCTGCTGAGCTACAGCCCCAAGACTTTTCCACTTTGACTTGGTGGTTTTGCGTTTTGTTCTTGTTGTTTTTCTTCTACGCCCATGCGAGTCGTAGTTTAAGCTTCCTTTTATTATCATAATATATATTATACTAAAATTTTAAGGATATGTCAAGAATTATTTTTAGGTCAGGTATATTTCATCTAATATCTCTTTGAACTCTGATTCGAGTATGGATTTGCTTTCTGCTAATGATAAAATCTCTACTAATCCTGTGAAGAGTTCTTGAACATTTTCTAAGTCCACTGGCATAGTAATCCCCTCTTTAGAGGGTAGCCACTCTTCATCAAAATCTAAGTAGTATTTTCTTAGTGATAGATACTCAACACCACGAAATGTATTTATTACTAATCGTACTTGTTGATTATCCTTTTCGTTGATAACTCTTTCATATATGCTTGGTGCTCCTAAATCAATCATTTTTAATTATCCTATTTAATGGCACTATGCTAGTAACATTTTTTGGCATTAATAAACGATATGAGTCCGTGTCCCAGCAAAAAAGTAGAACAGTATCATGTGCTTCTTTGGCTCTATTTTTCTTACCTTTTATATAAGGAGTGGAAAAGTCCATAGTGCATATATTATATTTAAGTCTGCGTGAATTCTTACTTCTGTAAGTGATGACAGCATCGCCTGCCTCATCTAGTTTCTTTTTAAAATCATCTTTTGTCATGTTTCCTCCAGTAATATCTAACAAATGATATTTTGAATTGTATCACTTTTGGTTACATCTACAAGATGCAAAAAACTAGGGCAGTCTGCACTACCCTAGTGAAAAACTAAACTAAATTAATTGTTTAAGTTATTTACTATACCTGTAAAGTATACTGCTGCTTTACCTGTTAACTTTGATATAATCGCAGCGTCAACTTCTTGACCTGCATCTGTCAAAGCACTTGTTAGGTCGGCTTGTGCGCCTGCAACACTTACTCTACCACCACCGCTTGAGCCATTAGAACTTCCCTTTGCTGGTGTCTTTCTGACATATACACCTGCCTTTGTAAGTATCATTCTAACACCGTTAGGAGATTCCTCTAACTGCTCAGCGATATCTTTTACTATCTCCATACTATTTTCTGGAGTAGGCTCTTCTGCAGTATATAAATCTACTGCTTCTTGTTTCTTCTCGTCTGTCCAAGACATACTTTTTCTCCTTTTATTTTTGTAAGATTCTGGCAAGCCGGGACACCACCCTGTCGCTTGTCTCATCTGTGTGTAAAATCTATCACTCATATATTATATATTATATGAAATTTTTAATCATTTGTCAAGAACTATTTTTTGGTTTCTATGAAAAATGTCTTTTTATTGCGTTTAGTTTATCTTCGGCAGTTGCTAATTTTTCTACTTCCATTTCGATTGCCTGAATAATTTCAGGGTGTTCTCCTATACCAACCACATTTCTTTCATATGCTTTTATATTTGCATAGGCTACCGCAATGTCGCCTTCTAGTTTTTTACTAAGCGCTTCTAATAAATAATTCATATCTTTTTAATTCTCATAACATAATTTTCAGCCGCAGATTCTGCGTATGATTCACTATGTCCTCTGTAAAATTCAGTTTTTACTACTTTATTCTCTCTATATAGTCTGCAACCCCAATGCCCATCTAATTTAATTACATCTGCTCTGAGTTCGCCATCTACGTATGTTGAATATTTATTGTCTTTCATTTTTTGTAATTGCTCCATCTAAAAATGCGTTTATAAAATTTTCTGAATATTCGTCATTCAGACTAGCCCAAATTACCATAGGCCAGCTTACCGCAAACATAAATAATACAGTAATAAATACTGTAAGAGGGTATCTAGCTACTAATGATTTAGGTGCTACACTTTTTGCTTTTTGGTATATTGGTAGCCATAGTTTAAATAAAGCCATCAATAAACCTGACAGATATACTGCCAATATAATTTCCCACATTGGTTAATCCTTATAAATATTTCTCTAAATGTTTGAGACTTCCTAATTCATAGGCTAACGCTGTACCCCAATAACCTGTCTTTTCGCCATCAAGCCAAGGAAATAAAGTGTTAGAAGTATCGCAAGGCTCTAGTATAAATACTTTGTAGCATTTAGCTCCCCATCTATCTTCATAGTTTACACACTGTGCTATGTTACCATAACAAGCATATCCTTTCCTTTCTGACTGATACTTTTGCGTTATTTCATCTTTAATAAGCGCAAACTTATTTTGTCGAGGATACCATACTTTTTCATTGTAATCAAACTCTAAAGATACGCACTGCTCAGGCAATAAATAATTTCTCATGCCTTCATAGTCTGAATCTGCTAGTTTTTGTGGTATTCCTGTTCTTTCTACTATGTTTTTCACAAAAGCAGGCGAACGATATAAGCTATCAGCAATGGTAGAAATATTCATACCATCTAAATACATTTTTACTACTGAACTTATCTCATCGTTAGTAGCCATCTTACCTTTATTTTGAGACTTTCTTCTTTCTTTAAAAGCTCTAGTATCAAGGTGTTCGTCTATGATTCTCTGAAGTCTGGTCGTGTTATACCTAATATTCAGCATCTCACAGGCTTCTTTCTTTGTTATAGGATTATCCTGTTCGAGTTGTGAGATAACTCTTTCTATGTTATCATATGATAACTTTTCTCCTGATTTACTTCTTATCAATGTGTTCACTCCCTAATAATATAATTGCATAGTGAATAATTTTTAATAAGTCGTCTGGATTGTGTCCATTCTTTTTACCATATCTCTGAGCATATTTAATTATATTGCCAATCGAGAAGCCTTCTCCATGACCTGCATCAAATATAAACTCAGTAGATTGTATCTTATCTTGGGAATAATGTCTACCATATGTATCTATTATATGATTTCTTACCCAGTTTAGTACTTCTTCTTCGTTAAACTTCATTAGTTAACATCTCCACTAGACTGGTATATCCACCAATCTTTTGTCCATTAAATATTATTTGTGGAAATGTTCTTGCCCCAGGAAAGGTTTCAAACATATCTTCTTTTTCAAAGTCCTTTCCAAAGACTTTATACTCAACAGAACAACCTCTTTGTTCTGCAAGATTCTTCGCCATTGTGCAATAATGACAGTTTGGCGTACTATAAATTATTACTGTGTTTTCCATATAATCGTTCCAAATTTGTTTCATTCTTTTTCCCACGGTAAGGGAATTCTTTTTCCTTGTTTCTTTTCTTCTACCATATGTGTAGACATATATGCAAAAAATCCTGCAACAGAAACAACTAATATTCCTACTAGTATTTCCATTACTTAGAGGTTAT